CCACATATTGCCTTCTTGTTCATTTCTGGTATTGGCAACTTCCTTATTAACTACTTCGTTTTGTTTCCAACTACCAAAGTCATTGTAACTTTCTTCTATTTCATCAGGAGCATTTGTAGTTTTTTCCCAAGCTTGGCGTGGTTCTCCTGTAGCGGCTTTATGTCTTCTTACTGCATTTTTTATTTGTATGTCATGCTTTGCTTGTTTCTCTGCACTTAAGTATTCTGGGTTTGGAGCTCCATTGATAGTTTCTGGAGTTATTTCATTTTTATCCCATTTTCCATCCTTGTATAATGGGTTTCTATTTTGCAATTCTCTACCAGTCTCATCAACAGGTACAAGTATGACCTCTTCGCCACTCTTATGAAATACCTTATATTTTTCTATTCGTCCGTTTGGTTTTCCTTGCTTTACTTCATCGCCAATAAAAACTTCATCGCCACTCTCTGAGTCAGTTACCAGAGCTGTGACATACCCTTCTTTAAAATCAACACGATCACCAGTGATGTTTACGTTATATTGTTCCTGAAGAGTTTGATAATTGATGGTAGTTGCCATTATTTACGCCAGTTGTATGCTTTATGTTTGGGGTATTTTCGGCCACTTTTATGTATAAATTTTTCAGTAGGTAGGAGTGCTATTCCTGCCCAATCTTCATCATGAGGTACTCTGTGTAGGTTACCAATACCAGAATAATGGTACTTATGTAAACTGTTTTTAGGTACTACCGTACCTTTATTTAGTAAGCCATTTGCAACGGAGTCTCTATAGTCGGGATTTATATAATGTAAGTTGCATCCTAACCACCCATCACTATCAATTCTCATTACAACGGCTAAGGGTTGAACGTCCCAGAATTCATATCTATCTGGGTGTGTTACACCATATGAAAAGAAGTACATGCCACCTTCTTCAAACCCATTTGTGTCACTAAGACTTACATTATCTTCTTGCACACTTGATAAGGCATTTTCTAATTGAGAAACGTACCAGTCTCCACTTCTATTCTTTTTGCCAGCTGCCTGACGGATTTCTTCTGCGATCATGATATTCCTAGTTCTTTTTCTGTCATGATTCTGAATTCATATTTTCTGTCAGCACAGTAGGCCTCTGCTGCTTTGAATTTTGCTTGATTAACAACGTATGTTTGTACTTCATATGCCCATGATTTAGTTCTCTTTTTGGGGTTCTTCTTGGGCATTTTGAGTTGTTTTGCTGGTTTAACTTCAATGACAACATTTCTCATTTTTCCTAGTGCATCTCTATATTTGATAAAGAAGTCTGGGAAGTATCTATGTACTCTATTATCTAATGGACTCTTATATGGAATCCAGAATTCTTCAGATTGCCATTGACTAATGTTTTCCGTCAGATCACAATATTCCATGAATTTCTTTTCCCAAAGTGATCTATAAATGATCTGTGTTGGGTCACCTTTATACTTCTTAGGTCGTTTTGGACGAAATTTGCCTTTATAAGCCATAAAAACTCATATACATAGTATGGTAGAAGTCATAGTTTTATTTAGATGTCTAAGTCCCAAGACCGTTACTTTAATCAGAATGAATTGGTAGCACGGACAACAAGCGCTGACCTAGAGTCTGACTCGTCATTTTATAATGAGGATTCATTCAGGGAACTACAGAGTTTTCAGGAATCTCTTGGTGCCCCAGCTTTATCAAACTTCTTCAAGGTGACTATGGATCTTGCGAGTTCACCGCCTGATGCTACAAGACAGTTTCCTGGCGATGAGGTATCTGGACAAGAAGGATCTAAACTTGCAGGAAATTTAGACCAATGGTTGACTAGTGCTGGAGTATTAGGGCCAAACGATCCCAAACTTAGGTATGAAATGTTATGCAATACTGCTATGTTGCCTGGAACCAGTATGTCGGTTTCTGAGGAAATAGGTAGTAGACAAGGAATAAAAGAAAGATTTGCAGTACAGAGAGAATATACAGATATTTCTCTAGGTTTTTATGTGTCTTCGGATTATAAGATTCTGAAATTATTTCAGGAGTGGATGAATTATATGAATCCACTGTATGTTGGCCAAAAGGGAGTACCTATTCCAACAGCATTTCCTGGCGGTTATCCTAGTAATGATGAGTCATATGCATATCATAGATTTAGGTATCCTGATCAATATAAGAAGAATCTATCAGTTACTAAGTTTGAGAGAAATCTGGGAACTGGTGGTAAGAAAGGTGGTAGATATAATATTTCTGGTGTTGGTAGACAGGGAGAAGAGTATAAACCTGATGCTATGACTTATGTTTTTGTAAATGCTTTTCCTATATCTATAGAGGATATTCCTTTAAACTATCAGGCTGGACAAGTTTTGGATTGCCAAGTACAGTTCACTTATGATAGGTACTATATTGTCAATAGTGGAGGTAGTGCGAGTAAGCCTCCAAATCCAACAGGAGGAGAATTAACTCAAAGTAATTCTAGACAACCAGATATGAAGTCTGGAAAGTCTCGTAGGGGAAGATTTCTTCAAAAATTATTTTCAAGGTAAACCCCTCTAAATAATAACGAATAATTACTAAATTATGCCTTTACCAAAAATCCATACGGCTGAGTATGAGTTGCAATTGCCTTCAAATGGAAAGAAGATTAAATACAGACCCTTTCTAGTTAAAGAAGAGAAGATTCTTATACTTTCGCTTGAAACCGAAGATCAAAAACAAATAACTAATGCTGTTAAACAAGTTCTAAAGAATTGTGTTATAACTAAGGGTATTAAAATTGATCAATTACCAAGTTTTGATATCGAATATCTATTCTTAAATATTCGTGGTAAATCTGTTGGTGAATCAATTGAACTCCTTGTTACATGTGGTGATGATGGCAAAACAGAAGTACCTGTTGCTGTTGCTATCGATGAGATTCTAGTTGAAAAAAGTGATGATCACAGTCCTGATGTTCAATTGGATGACAATTACAGTGTGAGGATGAAGTATCCTTCAATGAATCAATTCATCGAAACTAACTTTAATCAAGATAGTGATGATGCAGTTGACCAGTCATTTGAAATCATTGCTTCATGTATTGATAGTGTTTACAATGATGAGGAGGTATTTGCTGCTTCTGATTGTACTAAAAAAGAATTAAAAGAGTGGGTAGAATCTCTTACCTCTTCGCAGTTTGCTAAGATTGAAGAGTTCTTTGAGACAATGCCTAAGTTGACTCATACTCTTGAGGTTACTAATCCCAATACTAAGAAGAAGAATACTATAGTACTAGAGGGTCTAACTGATTTTTTCGGTTAAGTATGTCTCATATTGATCTTGAGACATACTTCAGAATCAACTTCGCTCTAATGCAGTACCATAAATATTCATTGTGGGATATAGAAAATATGCCTCCGTGGGAACGAGACATCTATGTTGGACTTCTTAGATTACATATCGAGGAAGAAAACCTAAAACAAAAACAGAGAGAAGCACAAGCAAATGCCGGCTAAATTTTCATCTAAAATGTTTAAAGCACCCAAAGTTGGGAAGGGTGTGTCTAGCGTTAAGAAGAAGAGTAGTCTTTTTAATAAGTCAGCGAAGGGAACCAGAAAGAGTATATACGGTGCAAAGGTTAAGGGTAAGAATATATTAAAAGGTACTGGTAAGAAGATTGGGCCTATTAGACCAGACCTTAAAGAAGGTGGCGTAAGAAAGATCAATAGACTGGTAGAGACTAGAGTTCAGAACCTTATTCCAAAACTATCACAAAAGATTGAAACCAAAGTAGATTCCTTTGATCCTAACAAGTTCATGGGTAAGATCTTTGATGGTGGATTGGGTTCACTGAGAGGATTTGGGGATAGTTTGGATGGAATGAAGGGATCTATGCAGGGTACTGTAGATTTCCTTAATGAGGCAACTGAAGTTGCAAATAATTTTATAACCAAACTAGCAAAGACTAAACAGAAAAAAGGTGGTGGATTATTTGGTACATTAATAAAGGGTATTGCTCTTGCTGGAGCTGCTACTCTTGCAGCACCTGCTATAGCCAAGGTAGCATTATTTGGTGGTATAGCAACTGGTGGAGCAATGTTATGGAAGAAAGGTATTGATTTTATTAAGGGTAGATTTAAGAAAAAGAAGAAAGAGAAGAAGAAAGAGGAAAC